TCTGGAAAGATTTTTGAGCGAAACTTCAAGGCTTCAATTCCGTCCGATGTGTTTTATTACCGGCTCCGAGACAGCACGGCTTCTTTTTATGGCGGCGGGGATGGCAGCAATATTCGGTTTCAAGCACAAAACATGTGTGACAACATCCTTTTCGGCAACCGCACATTATTCCTATGTGAATTGAAATCGCATAACGGTAAAAGTGTCCCGTTTAACTGCGTTCGGCAAAACCAGATCGACCAACTAACGGCATCCGCAAAGTTTCCGTTCATTATCCCGGTGCTTGTGTTTTTCTTCCCCGATGTGGAGCGGTGCTTTGCGGTACATATCAACGATTGGAACAACCTTGTTGATGCCAGTACGAAGAAATCCGCCAATGTTGCGGAGATTGCACAAGCCGGGTTTGAGGTTGGAGTTACGAAATTGAAAGTCAACTTCAAATATGACGTAGCAAAAATGATGAATGATTTATCGGAGGATTTGAATGGATAGAACAGTTAAGTTTTTTGAGGATGGCACAGAAATCATCAGCAGATACACCGGGACACACTTTACATATATTCGCGGCAAGATTCACGGCGAGATTAAGCAATTCGGCGGCGGTAAAGTTACCAAATTCAAAGTTTCTGTAAGCAACGGCAAGGATAAAGATGGTCAATGGAGAAGCGGGACTTTCTATGATTGCACAGCGTTTGGCGACAAGGGACAGGAAATCGCAGACCGTTATTCCGACAAGGATGAAATCGAATTATTTTTAAAGTATTCTCCGAGCAAAAGCGGCGACCGCTACTATTACGGATTCAATGTTTTGGACGTTCCGAGAATGAAACCGGAATCAAATGATAATCCATATTCGTTGGCAGATGGTGGAAAAGGGGATTTTGAAGAAGATGACGGGACTTTACCGTTTTAAACGTTGAGCTGAAAAGGATTGATTTATGAACATCAAACTTGTTATAAGCGGCAAAGAGATTGACGCGCAGATTTCCGAAGCTGATGCGCAGAAGATTCAGCCTAGCGAGAGCAGATTTGTTGCGCAAGGAGGACATGCAGATTATTGGTTTATTGACAATGATGGGAAGATAATTGCTGACGATGATTGTGACACGGTTGACATTGATCGGTTTTCCATCGGAAACTATTTCACTTCAAAAAAGCAAGCGCAAGACCACATTCGCGCCTTGGAACTCTGGCAAGCTATCAAAGTCTTTCGGCAGGAGCAAGAAGGGGACGCATGGAAAAAGCTCGATTGGCATGATTCGTCACAGGCCAAACATTGTGTCTGTTACGGTTATGAATCAGGAAAGGTTGTTATCAGCAGTTATGTAAGCTTGCGGCCTTCATGTGTTTATTTTGCGTACAGAGAAACCGCACAAGCCGTTATCGATGAATTCTACGGTGAACTGATGTGGTACTTCACCGAGTTTGAGGACGATTAAACATGATGGGGATTTTATGGTTTGTATTTGGGGTAATGGCAATTCAAATAATCGCCCTTGCCCCTCATAAGAAAAAGAGAATCGTCGGAGCCGCAACAACCCTGCTTTGGGCGTTAATTATGCTTGCGGCCTATGCGATTCGTTTGGCGTTGACATAAAGTAAAGGATTTTACATGAAAATTGCAGAAAGATTATTAGAAGCCCGCACAAAAATGGGAATCTCAGCATCGGAAGTCGCAAGAAGGTTAGAGGAACCGCCGCAGCATTATGCGAATTGGGAGAGCGGGAAAATCATCCCTCGCATTAATACGTTGGTCAAAATCGCAAAGGTGCTTGAAGTTTCGGTAGGCTGGTTAATAGGGGAGGACGACCCTAAAAAACCGGAGCCTATGGAAGAAATCGACACAATGGGTGAAGATCAGCGGGACACAAA